TCGTATGTCTATTATGTCTGCTATCGGTGAACCTAGTATTACTAATGAAAACCCTGTATATGGAAAAAAATAATGAGTCTTTACGAAAATATAAATAGAAGAAAACGATTAGGAATATCTCGTCCAAAATCAAAGACAACTATTAGTGATAAACAATATTCTTTGATGCGACAAGGTTTTCCTAAAAAGAAAAAGAAAAAAAAGTAATGGTACAAGAAACAAAAAAACCAGATACCAAACCAAAGAAAAAAGAGTTTGATGATGGAATGAAAAATACATTTCAATCTGACGAACCTTTAGGTTTGATGTCAAAAGAAACAAAGTCAGATAAAAAAGATCAAACTGCACCTAGAAGAAGATATAGAAAAGGGAATAGACCATTAATGAAAAAAAATAGAAAAAAAATGGCTTCCAATCCAACAACAACAAAGATAACATTAGAATCTTCTATTAATGCAACACCTTCAGAGGTCGGTTAATGAGAAAAGAACATAAAAATCCTAAAGGTGGTTTAACCGCAAAAGGTCGTGCCTATTTTAAAAAAAAAGAAGGTGCTAATCTAAAGCCACCTGTTAAAAGTGGAGTGAATCCTAGACGAGTTAGTTTTGCGGCACGTTTTTCTGGAATGAAAGGACCTATGAAGAATCCAGATGGGACACCCACTAGAAAAGCACTAGCGTTAAGAAGTTGGGGTTTTAAAAATGAACAATCTGCACGTAACTTTGCTAACCAACATAAGAAATCATAATGACAAAATTTAAACCAGAAGAACTAAAAAAAAAATTTCAAGTAGCTACTAGCCATAAAGAACAATGGCGTTCTATATATGAAGATGCATTTAAATATTGCTTGCCACAAAGAAATCTTTACACAGGATATGGCGAATCTAACACACCCGGACAAGATAAGATGTCTAGGGTATTTGATTCTACTGCTATAGATAGCACACAAAAATTTGCCAACAGATTACAAAGTGGACTATTTCCGCCACAAACGAAATGGTGTAGGTTGGTGCCGGGTACAGAAATTCCTAAAGAACAAAAAATTGATACACAAAAAGTTTTGGATAGCTATCAGAATAGAATGTTTGATGTAATGCGACAATCTAATTTTGACCAAGCTATTGGAGAATTTTTATTAGAGCTGGCTATTGGAACGGCAGTTCTCTTGGTGCAACCAGGTGATGATGTTACCCCTATAAGATATACCGCAGTACCAACATTTTTAGTGTGTTTTGAAGAAGGACCATTCGGTACAGTAGATAAAGTTTATAGACAGATTAAAAAACCATATGCAGTTATTGAAAGAGAATTTCCAGACATAAAAATTCCAGAAGAAATAAAATCTAATTACAAAGAAAGAGAAGATGAACCAATAGAGTTGATTGAGGGTACATACTATGATAAAAAAACAGGAAACTACCACTATCAAATAATAGACGAGTCTGGTAAGCACGAGTTAGTATATCGTGAGATGATTTCTTTTCCTTGGGTTATTGCGAGGTATATGAAAGTATCAAACGAAAGATATGGCAGAGGACCTGTACTAACTGCTTTACCAGATATAAAGACTTTAAACAGAACAATAGAACTAACACTTAAAAATGCAAGTCTAACTATTGCAGGTGTATATACTGCGGTAGACTCTGGAGTTGTAAACCCAAATAGTATTAATCTTGTTCCGGGTGCTATAATTCCTGTTAGTAGTAATGGAGGTCCTAGAGGTGCAGATTTACAACCGCTACCTAGAAGCGGGGATCCACAACTTTCACAAATAGTTGCTAACGATTTGCGAATGAATATTAAGAAAATTTTACTTGATGAGTCGTTACCACCTTCTAATATGAGTGCCCGGACAGCCCTAGAGGTAGCAGAGAGAATGAAAGAATTGTCACAAAATCTTGGTGCAGCTTTTGGACGTTTAATTAATGAAACAATGTACCCTGTTGTTAGAAGAACATTAGAAGTTATGGATCAAAGAGGAATGATAAATTTGCCACTTAAAGTAAATGGGTTGCAAGTTAAAATACAACCACTATCCCCTCTTGCTATGGCAACTAATATGGAAAAAGTAAACCAAGTGTTACAATATATGCAAATTGCACAATCGTTAGGACCTACAGGACAGATGACTATTAAAATGGAAAGTATTGCCGATTTCTGTGCAGATGCTATGGGAGTTCCTGCAGAACTTCGTACTTCAATGGAAGAAAGAGCGGAGATGCAACAAATGATGGAACAACAAATGATGATGGCCGCTCAACAACAACAAGCTCAACAACAAGCACAACCACCAACTCAACAAGAACAAGATGCAACGACCCCTAACTAAAAGACAGTTTGATATGATGCCATTAGAGATGCAAAAATATCATACTATGATTGACCCATTTTTAGCACAAAGACTTAAAAAAGGTGAACCATATAACTATAATAATTATAAAGGTGTTCCGTGGATATACAGAGCCTTAGATAAAAAAACACCAACAACACAAGCTAAAGAAACTATAAAAACAGAATCTAATTTTTATAATGGTAAAGAAATATTATACCCAACAGTTCGTATGCAAAATGGTAGGTTAAAAAAAATGAAATCTAAGGAAGCGTTTGAAGAAGCTATAAGACAAAAAGATTATATTGAGTTTAACAATGGTGCAGAAGCAAATGCTTTTGCTAAAGGTCTTAGTGATTATATAGGTAGAATGAGAAATGAATAAAAAAATAAAAGACAGATTTAATTATGGAGGATATGATCCTAACTTATATAATCCAAATTGGCAGTTGACACCAACTTGGCAACAAACTTTAGCAGAGGACGTAACAGAGAATGAAAACAAAAGAAAGCGAAATAAAAAACATAAATAGTCCGGGTTGGGAAGGCTTAGATGCTACACCTAATCCAGACATTATGATGCAACCAACAGAATTAGATAAACTGTATTTACAAGTTTTTTCTTCAATAGAGGGAAAAAAATTACTTGCTCATCTTAAAAAAACTTATCTGGACATTCCTACTTGGACACCGGGTTATGAAAGTTCATTTGGGTATTTTAGAGAAGGGCAATGTCATATAGTCCGTGAATGTTTAACAAGAATAAGGAGGGCACAAAATGGACGAGAATAACACAACACAAGAAACTAATCCAATAGAAAACCCAACTCAACAACCACAAGTTGAAGAAGTTAAAGATCAAGGAATGCCTACAGGTATTACTGAAACTCTTCCAGATACAGATGAGGAAAATGTTGAATTTGAAAAACCAGATAACTATCCAAGTAAATTTTGGGACGCTAATGAAGGACCAGATGTAGAAGGTTTAGCAAAAGCCTATACAGAGTTAGAGAAAAAATTTCATAATGGTGAATATAAAGCACCAGATGAATATAATACTGACTTTCTTACAGAAAAAGGTATTGAAGCAGATGACCCATTGTTAGGTAGTTATGTTGAATGGGCTAAAAATAATAATATACCACAATCGGCTTTTGAAAAACTTGCAAACCAATATGTTGAAATGGGTGAACAAGAGAATCAAAGCGAAGAAGATTTTATTAAAGATGAAAAACAAAAGCTTGGCAGTAATGCAGATGCAATTATTAACAACACAATACAATGGGGTAAGTCATTAGTTTCAAAAGGTGTTCTTACTGATGATGATTATTCTGAATTAGAAAATTGGGGCGGTACTGCCGAGGGTATAAGATTGTTAGGTAAGTTTAGACAAATGATGGGTGAAAAAGAAATACCAACTACATCTGTTGTCGGAACACAATTAGATAAAGAAGAGTTACAATCTTTAGTTGCAGACCCACGATATGGTAATGATATGAAATACACTAAAGACGTTGAAAGAAAATTTGCAGAAGCATATCCAGACTAAGGAGGTTGTATGATAACGTATTTAATAGTATCTAGTTTATTGTATGTGCTTTTCTAATGAGAAGTTATAAAGAGATATATAAGAAATACCATTCTTCGCCAAATAAGATTAAGGAGAGGTCTAATCGTAATAAGGCAAGAAGAGTGCTTATGAAAAAAGGTCTTATAAAAAAGGGTGATGGTAAAGAAGCAGACCATATTGATGGTAACCCAAGAAATAATAGCCCTAGTAATATAAGAGCAATATCTCGTTATAAGAACAGAGCCAAAAAATAATTGTTTTTTCATAAAAAATGCATTAATATGAATATAAATTCATAACCCTCTCTTGGGCGGATTTAGTTAAGCAATGGCTAGATCAAGAATCTAATAACCAAGGCGATAAAACATTTAATATTAATCTTTGTAAAGGAGATAAATTATGTCCACAGGACTATCAAATGCTTTCATTACCTTGTTTGAAGCAGAGGTTAAACAAGCTTATCAAGGGGAAGCAGTATTAAGGAACTCAGTTCGTATGAGAACAGGAGTGACAGGTAGTGTAGTCAAGTTTCCAAAAGTAGGAAAAGGCGTAGCACAACAAAGAACTCCACAGACGGATATTGTTCCGCTTAACACGGATTTCTCGCAAGTCCAAACTACATTGCAGGATTGGATCGCTGCAGAATATAGTGATGTATTCAACCAGCCCAAGGTCAATTTTGACGAAAGACAAGAGCTTGCACAAGTAGTGGGGAAAGCGATTTCCAGGAGAGAAGACCAGCTTATTATAGATGTTATGGACGCGGCTACACCAGGTGGCACAGTTGCTAAAACTGTTGTTACTTCTGGTTCGGCTTCTGCCAGCAACTTAAATGTTGGTAAAATCATAGAAGCGAAGAAGTTGCTTGACGCGGCTAACGTCCCGCCGACCGACAGACACGCGGCTATACACGCCAACAATTTGGCAGGTCTATTAGGTGATGAGAGGGCAGTATCTTCTGATTTTGCTTCTATCAAAGCTTTAGTAGGCGGTCAGATTAATCAGTTTATGGGATTTACGTTCCATATTCTTGGTGATAGGTCAGAGGGCGGGCTAACAGTTTCGTCTAATGACAGAAGTACATACTTTTACCATAAATCTGCTATTGGTTGTGGTGTAGGTATAGCACCTAAAGTTGAAATCAACTATGTGCCGGAAAAAACATCACACTTAATTAGTGCTATGTATTCTGCAAATGCCGTGGTTATTGATACTGAAGGTCTTATTAAAGTAACCTGTGACGAGTCGTAGGAGGTAAATTATGGCATTTTCACGAGATGGCTGGCAACCAATAGGCGGACAGAGTAAAAGAGGTAAAGCCCCAATGATGTGGTCTTACACTACTACTGACGCTCTTGCCACAGTAAATACCGCTAACTATTTTAATTCTGTAAATGCAGAAGTAAAAGTTGGCGATTTAATTTATGTTCACGATTCTAATACACCTACTGCTTCGTTAGTTGTTGTTTTAAGCAATGATGGAACGAACGTAGATGTTTCAGACGGAACTGCTTTATCTGTAGCAGATGCAGATTAATTTATAGGGGGCGTTAGCCCCCTATACTTAAAGGATTTTTATGGCACAAGGGGACACACAAGTAAGCATTGTAAATCAAGCATTAATTTTATTGGGGGCAGATACAATATCAAGTTTTACAGATGGTTCTTCTGCAGGCAATTCTTGTAATATTATATATCCCAAGGTTAAAGTAACGACTCTAGGAATGTATCCTTGGAGTTTTTCTTTAAAAAAGAGTGAACTTTCTCGGTTATCTACTTCACCAACCGCACATTATTTATACCAATATTCCCTCCCCCCAGGTATGATTAATTCTGTGCCAAGGTCGGTTTATGCAAGTAGTGACCGAGGTTCACCAACTATTAGAGATTATGAAATACAAGGACAAACATTATTAACTAATCAAGAAAAAATTTTTGTTGACTTTCAACAAGACATTGTAGAAGCAAAGCTTCCTGTTTATTTTGTACAACTCTTAGTATATATGTTAGCTTGGAATTTAGCAGAGCCAATTACAGACCAAACAGAAAAAGGTAACTATTATAAAACTATAGCACTAGGCTCTATTGCAGAAAATAACCGAGGTGGGTTTTTTAGAACAAGTATTAATTTAGATGGAGCAGGTGAATCCTCTCCTGTAATTGCACAATATTTATTAACAGAGGTTAGAGATTAATGTCTAGGATTATGCAGTATCAATCCTCTTTCACTATGGGGGAGTTTGATCCACTTATAAAAGGTAGGGTAGATATTGCACAATACACAAATGCATTAGACAAAGCTACAAACGTAATTTGTATTCCGCAAGGTGGTGTAGAAAGAAGACCGGGCACACAATTTATATTAGATGTTACTGATACTC